ACCCGACACGCGGGATGCGTGCCGGGTCAACTGCGGGAGGGCGCGATCTGTCCGAGTCGTCTAGCAGGTCGTGACTGTATGGGGTGCTGTGGTTAGGAGCACGGGAATCAGTATACGCTATGCTCCCAGGAAGAACGTGTTAGTGCTGAAGGATCCATCTGCCATCTTACCCTCCATCAGTGGCAGGCCGTTAGTTGACCCGGCACCGAAGAACACATTGCCGTATTGTTTGAAGAAATTACCATCAAGTGCGACACTTTGAACGATTCCGGTAGGCACCAAAGGAAGCTGCAATGTAGGGATAACTTCATTTGAAACAGGCAAGAAATTACAGACGTCCAGATTCGTGTATGCAGTAGTAGAGTAAAACCCGAGTTTAAATGCGCCGTGCTCGTAATCAACAAACGTCGAGTCAACCGACACGGCTGTATTATCGTATCGGTTGCCTGCGCTGTTGCCGAAATAGAAACATGAGTTGAAGTTGTTCGCATTAAAGGGCTGTTTGCCCCAGGCGCCTAGATGCTCCGCGAAAAAGTAATCTGCGAAGAAGGAGAACAGTCGTTGGCTTCCGGTCTGCGACATATGGAAACCGATGATTTTAGCTCCTCGTGCCTGAACGTTGTTTGAATCGTTACTGAAGAAGTGCGGGCTGTTCAGCACCGAGGACAGATCAATGTATTTGTTGTTCGTTGTCGAATTCGCATTGTTGATGTAGGAGGTCGCGTCAACGGATGTGATAATGCCACCGTAAATTGCACGCAGGGGTGTATAGCAGTCCTGAGCCCACGTGAACGTCAGGTTGCCGTTGAACTTCTCTCGCGCGTAGGCTGCTACGCTGATAGCATCGGCAGATGTGCCACCGTTGAGGCCCGCGATCATGAGCACGTCCGTTACGTCTGCGTTTTTGAATGAATCATCAGCCGCGAGAATGTCAATTTCTCGTTTGGTGCGTATGATTGTGGTAGGCGTGGTATCAGCGTAGCGCGTGGAGAAGACATTATCGGGGTAGCGGTTCTTGAACAGGGTGAGCCAGTACGAATAATACGGCTTTGTGGTGTCGTTCGGGTCAGTCATTACCCATGAGTCACCGATAACCACGATACATTTGCGCGTGCTCTCCACGGTTGCCTGCAACGCTTTGTATACGCCGTCAGACGTAACGCCCTTGAGGCTGTTCATGGTCGGTACTGCGTCGAGTGGTGTAATCGCGGCAAGCGTGTCGTTAATGCCCGCTATATCGGATACGTTTTTCGCGACGGTATCCTTTGTCTCGGTCAGCTCCGTATTGAGCTGCGCGGTATCGGTTTTAAGTTGCGCGGTATCGGTTTTAAGTTGCGCGGTATCGGTTTTAACCTGCGCGGTGTCACCCTCGACGACCTTGATGCGCTCGTCGCACTGTGCCACCTCCGCGCGGTATTGCTCAATCTGCGCATTGTAGTTGCCGGTCAATGCCCAGTAGTCATTATCGTCAATCTGAATACCCGCGGGCACGTACTGCCTTGAGGTATACGAATTGCCCCCGTTGTATACGATCGTTAGCGGCTCATAGGTTTTCGTGGAATCCCATTGTATGGGGTCAGCGAAGAGCGGTACGTAGCGCGCACCGATGTATTGAGTTACTGCCATGTGTTACTCCTTATCGTAATTGGGCGCAGTGTTGTCGATGACCCCGGAACCGTCGGTTCGGTATCTGAGCAGCAGGCGCCCGTATTGACTCGTGCCGTAGACTGCGCCGGTGTCAAACTCAATATCCGCCCATGAATCGGGAACGTTCGCGCAAAAATGGCCGTCGGAAGTCAGCCCGAAGAATACCATTTGCGCGAACGTTTTCCACAGCCATTGAACGTTGTCGTTAATCCATTGCTCCAGCTGTTTCTCATAGTAATCGTTGAAACCGGATTCGATGAACTTTTGAAAAAGCTCTTCCAATTCCGCGATTTTCGCGCTGTTGGCGTTGACCTGCCCGGTAACGTCGTTCACCTGGTCTGAGAATGCGTTGATGATGCAATAGACGTTTGCTATCAGCTGCTCCGGGCTTTTTACTTCCCAGTAGAGCTTGGGCAATGTCGGGTTAGTCAGCATCCACGGATTAAAATACGGTAGAACAGGAACCATATTATTTCACCTCCTTGCGATGCATCATAGTATAGACGTTCGCGAGTTGCATCCAGCGTTCATCTGTGATGCTCGTATTAGCCGGGATCTCTTCGCGCGAGATAAACACGCGCCCGCGATACGTCACGACACAGAAGCGCGGGTAGCTTTTCGGGTTTCGCGCGTGCCACGTGCCATCCCACACGATTAGCTGTTCATCCATCGCAAAAACCTCCTTACCATAATGGAACGGTAGGGACCATAATCCCCGTAAATAGAACGTGCTCCAGCTCGTTCAAGATAAGCACGTCGACGTCCTGCCAATCGCTCGCGAACTGCGTTAAGAGCCGCGCGGCGTTACCTTCGCGCAACATATCCGCCTCGCGGTCGTTGCCGGTGCTCGCGTAGTCGGAGTTACCGGAAAGCATCGTCTCGGGGAAGTCCGAGAAGATGTCGCGCGATTTTTCGCGGTCTCGAGACTCCTGGAGGGGGTTAAGTCCCTGTTCGACGCGCGCATAGAGTAGTTTGTATTTCGGCATGATCTCGTTGAGCTTGCGCAGGTACGCGCGCTTCCACCTGCTCGGCGTCGTGATTGATACCTCGCGGTCATAGAAGCGGTTTAGGAACTTGGCGCAAAGTCGCGTGTACTGCTCGTCGCTGTATGAGTCGAAGCGCCACGAATCGTCCTCGAGCGGTCTATAGAACCCCAGCTCGTGCCACTCGCCGAGCGTGATCGTCATATAGTCGTAGCGCTCGTCCGTATTTACCTCGGGAAAATCAAACATGTGTCTACCCCCTCTCGAGCATGGTGTCGTAGCGGTGCGATATATCGTAGTTGCTGGACAGGTTGTCGCGGGCCCATACGACGGTGACGGGCGCTTTCAGGCGGTTACCGAAACGCTCGTTTAGCTTGTCGCACGCGGCGCGGCGCGTGTTGAGCGGGGACATTCGCGCGAGCTCGGTCGGCTGCATGGTCGAGTTGACCTCATCCTCGATCATGCGCTCCTCCTTGAACGGCATTGAGTCGATGCCCAGCTCGCGGTAGATGGCGTCCCACGTGTTGGCCCATTCCTGTTGCAGCTTGTCCCCGATATACTCCTTGGCGCGTTCGGGCATGGTCGCGTCCGTCTGGATGTCTTGGAAGTTGTCGTATGCCAAGACGAAGGGCTCGCCGTTCGCGATCGCCTTATAGAAGTTCTGCACGTCGAAGGTCCTGTCCTGGTTGCCCTTGATGACGAACGGCATGCGCATATGGAACCGGTTGATCTGCTTCGTGCGCATGATGTCGGTCAGCTCGCGCGCCCAGATGTTAATCTTCACGAGCAGGGGGTAGCGCGTGCGGTTCTCCCAGACCCAGACGGCGTTGTCCCAGTTGCACATGAAATCGGTCTTGCCGGTGATGCCCATCGCGCGCCATGCGCGCGGCTCGTCGTACATGTTCGGGGCGCCCTGCTGCACGGCGCGCAGGGACAGCAGCGTCGAGCTGGCGTTCGGGTACGCGAGCGTCGCGGCCCCCTCGGTGAGCAGCGTCCACTCAAGAAAGCGCTCGTTGCAGGTATCCGGCAGGTTGAGCCAACGGAAGCGCGACAGCGCGAGCTCGATCAAGTCGTTCTGGAACATGGTGAACAGCTGTTGGTTGTAGGCCTCGGTCTGCCAGTATGCCGGCTGCGCTCCCGGCCTGTACTTGCGTGGGCCCTTGTGTCCCCTGCGCCCCCTGCTCATACGTGGACTTCCTCATAGATCGTCGGCGCGTCGAGTGCCGTTTGGAACATGTCTCGCACCTTCGCGCTCGATTCGGCCTGCGTGGCCATGAGGGCTCGCATGATCGCCTGGTGCGCCTCCATGTCCTTGCTGATGGTCGCATGGATATTGGCGCGCTCGACCTTGTAGTCGATGATCGCGTCGATCTCCTCGTCGGTCATGCCCTGATAGGTCTCGGCCTTGAGAAGTGCGTTAAGGTCGATTTCTGTCATGGTACCTCCTTTACAGGTTGTCGTATATGCTCACGCGACCGATTTCCTCCGGTTTGCTCCAGACGGTCACGCCCCTGATAAGTATATCCTTGATCGCGCCCTGCGCGGACTCGAGCGCATTGCCGTTGCCGCTGCACCATACCTCGGCGCACTTCCAATACGTGAAATGGCGCATGACCTGCATCCGCTCCATACTGAACTCGCGCATGAGCGCGTAACCGTAGCGGGCGAAGGCCGACGCCGCGTTCATGATGTCGCTCTCTCGTTGCGTGATGACCTGGGCGAAGAGTGCCCGAGGAGCGGTGGCGCTCGACTGCCCGTTCGCGTTTGCTCCGAACTGCGCGGGGGCCGCGACACCCGCCTGGTTGAGGCCTGCCGAGATCGCGTCTATCGCGGTAGCGTATGCGCGGTTCGCGTTTGCGTCCCCGGTCGCCTTGGTGTTAGCGGCGTTTGTGCTCATGACGGCCGCGTTATTCGCCGCGACCTTGGTGCTCGCCTCGTTGCGGAGCGTGGTCGCAGATGTGCTCGCGTTGTTCTGGACTCCCCACACGGCCGCGGTGTAATTAGCGGCGTTGAGCGTCTTCTGGAGCGCGTTGGTCTGCGCTACCGATACGGCTGCGGAGTTGCTGGATTGCGAAATCGCCGCTGCCGCGTTCGCTGAGGGGATCGCGACGGCAAGATCGGCTACGCCTCCGATCGCGGCACTCGTAGCGCCTGCGGATCCACCGGTGAGACCTCCCGTGATGACGGCACCGGCAGAGCTCGCGATCGCGGCCGCGTTGTTGTTCGCCGTGGTGATCGCGACGACGTCGTTCTGCAAACCCTTCATCGAAGTAGAGGCCGCGTTGTCGGCGTTGCAGTCGGCGCTGAGTTTCTTGTTCGAGGCGCTCGCGCCGGTGAGGGCCCAGTCGTTCGCGTTCTTCGTGACTGCCGTGTTCGCGGCCGTGTTGATGCCGTTGTTGTCGGTGATGTTCTTCGCGGCGTTGTTCGCATTGGTGTTAGCGGTCGCGTTGGACGCGAGCGACGACGCGAGCGCGTTGTCGGCCGCGAGCCTCGCGTGCGCGCGGCTGTATACGGTCGTGTAGGCCGCGCGGCTCGCGGCGCTCTGGGAAACCTGCATAACGGGGAGGTTCCAGCTCTTGAGGTACTCGCCCCACGCACCGCCGTAGCTGTACGTGCGGCCCTCGATTGTCTGGAACGCGAGCGAATCGGTCGCGCCGGCGATACCGAGCAGGCGTGCGTCGATTGAGATATACGGCATGACGAGGTTGACGGCGCTCGCGAGCTGGATGCCGTTCGCGCCGAGGTCTTCGATTCTCACCGTCGAGGTCTGCCCGCGCTCGTCACCTATTCGGATCGCGGCGTAAGGGTAGGTATACAGCTTCGCGAATCCGGCGGCCTGCGCAGGATAACCGAAATCCGCCACGCCGGGCTGCATGAACGTCTCGATTTTCTGGACGGCGTCGAGCACGGTAATTGAAATATCCCAAAGCGTGAACGGCGCGGACTGCGTGAGCAGGTCGGACGGCGCGAAGAACACGCCGAGTAGGGTCTGTTTCATCCAGGGCGCATTGCCCTCGAGTTTGCGTAGGAACGGCTGGAGGTCGCCGACGGCAACGGAGTACACGCGCGGTGCGAGCACGCCGGATACGGCCGACGCGGAAATCGCGGGGACGCCCGGCCGGGACGCGGTGCCGAAATCGCCCTGGAGATCCGCATAGGTTGCAATGCACGCGCGCTGCGTCTCGGCGCTGTAGTTCTTGTACGCGCGCGCGGTCTCGACATACGGCTCGCCCCCGGTGTTCACGTCATCCGATAGCAGGTAGACGCTGTTATCGCGGGGGTTCGCGAGGTAGTCGGCCACGCTCGACGCTGCCACCGGCGCGTGGCCGCGCTCGAGTAGCACGTAGTCGAATCGCATCTCGTTGATGTACGTCGTCCACACGTCGAGCGTGAGGATCAGGCGCGTCGAGTTGGGGGAGAGCTGCTGCGCGTCCTGGATGAAATAGTAGTATCGGCGCTTGCGGTCGCCTGCGGCGTACGCGAGCGGCTGCGCATCGCCCGTCATGCGCGGCAGGTCGACGACGAGGTAGTTGTATCCCTGGGCAGATGTCACCGGAACCGGCACCTTGGACGCGCCGTCGGGCTTGACGTTGAACATCGTGTCGAGGTTGACGGTCTCGCCTTCGAGCGCGTCGAACCATGCGTCGCGCGCGGCGTCGTCGTCGAACTTCACGACGTTATCGTAGTCCCCGCACCACGGGACGTTGCACATCTTGAGCCGCGCGGTCGGCTTGAATCTTGAATAGTCGAGCGTGTTGTCGTACTTGTACACGTTCACGTTGTCGAGATTCGGGAAATCGCCCATATACGTCCTCCTTAATAAAAAGCGCCCCCGCTCACGCATGAGCGGGGGCGCGGCGCCTTGCACTATAGATTATAGGCTAGGCGATCGTGATGTCCACGGTCTTTGTATGGAGCGTGGTGGAGCCGGAGGGGTTGACGTACGAGGTCGTGCCGGTCACGTGGAGGACGTTACCGGTCTCGAGGTCGGATTTCTGGACGTGGAGCACGCCCAGTCGGTCGACGCGCGTCGCGGTGTTGAGCGCGATCGGCGCGCCGTCGGCTGCGGCGGTCTCGGCGCTCACGCTCCAGGTGACGGCGTTCGGCTCGACGTCGATACCGAGATCGTTGGCCGTGATGTTGCCGACGAGCTTCACGGTCATCTGCGTGGTCTCGCCCGGCTTGAGCTGCGTGGAGGCCGCGGTGATATTGACGTCGGTCACGGTCTGGGTCAGCGTGGGGATGTCGGTCGCGGCGTCCGTGGTGAACAGGATGGCGGGAACGAACGGGGAGCAGGAGACCACTTCCCAGTGGTGCAGGTAGTAATTAGTGGAGAGCGTCGAGGGATTGTAGAAACTCTCGTTTGCGTATACGAAATCCTTGCACACGAAGAAGGCGTCGGTGGTGAGTAGCGCGAATGCGTTGGGTACGGGGATGTCGGGCACGATGACGGTACGGTACTTGATCTCGGCCTTGTCGAGATTGAAGATTCCCGCGAGCGTGTCGACGTCGACAGATGCCATGGCGTCGGCGGTGATGAACAGCACGAGCTCCTCGGGGGCGGCGAACACGGGGATACCGTACTCCGCCGACACGGGGGAGTAGAGAGCAGTCGGGAACTTGAGCTTGCTCGCATAGGCGCGCACTGCCTTGAGGAACTCCTTACCGGTCGCCTCGTCGGTCGGCTCGCCGCTCACGTGGTGTTTGAAGAAACCCCAGTTCTGCTCGTAATAGGACATTTGCGCCATCATGCACAGATACTCGTCGTAGTTGTCGGAGTTGCGCGGTACGGTGAGCACGGCGTCGATGAGGCGGTTGAGTCCGTACTCGTCGAGAAATGCCTGGCGCAGATCGGGATATTCGAGCGTGATGTCGTAACGGTCCTCGCGGTTGACGGTGTGATACCACACAGCGGCCTCGGGGCGGTTGATCGCCTCAAGCGTCGAATCCTCGATATTGTACGTGTGCGCCTTGATCCACTTGAGCGCGGATTCCTGGATAGACGAGCCGTAGCGCATCGCCGCGCCCTTGAAGACGCGTAGGGGGTTCTCCCATTCCTTGTTGTGGACGATCTGGTCGCCGATGCGGTTGATGTATGCGTCGATGAACTCGTTCAGATAGCGGCCGCTGTTCGGCTTGAATAGGAATTTGCTCGTCGCGTCGATGCCCGAGACGGTCGGGTCGGGTACGCGCTGCTGGAAGTCGTTGGTCGCGGAGAGGTACACGCGGCCTGCGATCGTCGTGTTGTTAGTTGCCATCTATTATCCTCCTTACAGGTCGAGATCCATGTCGTCGTAGTCGGGAATGATGTCGGCCTCGCCGTCGTCGGTCACGACATCGGCGTCGCCGTCGTCGTCGACATCCACCACGTCGGCACCGTTGTCGATGTCGATCGCGGCAGCGGTCGTGCGCATCGCCTCGAGCGTCGAGGTGATGTTGCCGAGCGTGTTTTCGATGCGCTCCAGGCGGCCGCGCAGGTCGTCGAACTCGCCGATGCGGTGCGCCTCCTCGCCGGACGTGTCGGTATCGTCCTCGATCGCCTGCTCTTCCGGGGTCAGGTCGTCGGCCTCGGTCTCGGGCCTCTCGTCCTCGTCCATGTCAGCTCCTTTCTATAGCTACAAAATAAGGGCGCGATGCGAACAGGCTCTCGCCTGCGCATCGCGCCCATTATATAACGCCTTTGCGAAACTTTGGCGCGTGCGGCTGAAACACGCCGCCGAGCGTGCGGGGTTCGGGTATCGACCGAACGATATAGCTGTCCCGAATCGTCCCTACTCGCCGCTTGCCGCGCGAGTCGTCGCGGGCGTCGCGGTCATTTTACGCCATAGAGCGACATCGCGTCCAGGAAGCCCTCGCGCACCTTCACCGAGTCGAAGAGCACGCTGCCCTCGTAGTACATCTGGACGATGACGCGCAGGGTCTTGACGGCGCGCTGCGCGGCGATGCGGTTCGGCGTGTTGTCGCGCCTCGTGAGCGCGAAGACCGGTTCGGCATTCTTGGGAATCTTCCCGGTGACGTAGTAGTACCCCTCGCTCACGTCAATCCAGATGCCATACTCGTCGCCCATATGAACGCACCCCATGACATACTTGGCGCGCGCTGGTTTCTTCGATATGTAGCGGTTGTCCTCGGCGAAATCGTTGGCGTAGGTGGCCTTCGTGTATCCGGTAACTTGGCCCATGCGGCCGGCCAGCGTGTTGTTCATGCGGTAGCGGTCGTGCTCGTCCGGCTCGACATAGTGCAGCAGGGCCATCTTGTCCAGGTACCACGTATATCCGAATCGCGGCACGCCCTTGACGCCGATTGCGGCGAAATAGGGGTTCAGCAGGTCGACGGCGTTACCGAGCAGGAAGACGTGCGGCTTGACACGGTGGCCGTCGTAGGGATCCTCGCGGGCGCACGAGTCGGTGATTCGCGCCAGCATGTTCCACTCGTTGCGCTTGTAGGTGTGAGTCGCGTCGATGTTCTCGATAACGGCCTCGTCGAAGATGATGTTCTTTACGTTGAAGAACGTGCGCTTCTTGGTTCCCTGCATCTCGGCGTAGCCGACGACGTATCCGCATACCTTCCAAGGCGTGCCCTTCTCGGCGTCGGCGGGCCGGTATTTGAACTCGTTGTTCTCGCACTTGAAGTCGTACCTACCGAACTCCTCGTCGGTCGCGACCAGTTTGTCGAAGTATCCCTTTTTCACGCTGTCGCGCTCGTCGAGCGTGCGGCAGACCTCGACGAAACGCTCGTCGCGCTTTATCGCGGCGTTGAGCGCGTAGGCGCGAAGACCGTATGTCTTGCCCTTGTTCGGCGCGCCGACGACCATGGTTATATCCGCGTTATAGCTGAGCGTCTTCTCCCAGTTGTAATGAATGCCGTCATTCAGGTTTACCATTCTGCGCCCCCCAACGGCCTCCATTTGGCATTTGCGACGCGCTCGTCCCTTATGGCGGGGGAGTAAAAGCAGTTCAGCGGCTTTCCGTTGCAGTACTCGTGAACCTTCTTTATGTCCATTCGGCCTCATTCCCTTCATCATCAAGATAAGTGTAGCCCGCGCGCGTCCCGTCGTAGTCGATGACGCGCTCGGTCGTGTCCACCTCGCGCCCGTACCGCTCACGCATGTACGCGACCGTGCGGGCGTTGCCGCCCTTCTCCGAATCGCCGAGCACGCGGTCGGAGGGGTAGAGCGCTATCGACTCGTGCGAGCTCACGTGCGCGGTCTCGCCAAGGTAGTCGGTCACGTCCATGTCCAGCACGTCGGCGGATGCGGGCCGGTAGCGCTCGAGCGCATGGCACACGGTCTGGGACACGCGCACGCCCCACCCCAGCACGCGCGGAGCGACCTCGGCGAAACCGTGGTCGGCGCTCATGTCGTCGATCCAGTTCTCGATATGGTACATACCCGTCGGGCGCGACAGGCCCGCGCACGTGATGTGCGCATGTTCGCCGTCCCAGCTCACGCGCGCCTTGTTCCATGCGTCCATGTGGAGCGGATACGCCTCGCCCTCGACCTCGAACGTTCCGACGCCCGCGAGCGTCGAGGCGTAGCCGGGGAAGTTGGCGCGGATGCGGCCCATGCACGAGTCGATCGAGGCCGTTACGGCCTCATGGAACGGCGCGAGCGCATCCATGAGGTCGGCTGCGGTGACATCCGCATCGCACGAGATCTTGAGCGAGTCGGTGTCGCCGCCCAGCACGCGCACGCGCTCGCCGAGCGCGCGGTATATGAGCTCGATTGACGCAACGATAGCCATACGGGATCCGCCCACGATACGGAGGCCGTAGGGATAGAGCACGAGCTTGTTCCTCGCGTCCCCGTAATGCGCCTCATAGGTCTCGCGCGACACGACGGTCGAGCGGTCGACCGAGATCTCGCCGTTCTCGACCTTATAGCCGGGCTTGAATACGTCCTGCGCCTCCATGCCGTAAATCGAATTGAACATTCCCTTGACGGTCGAGTTGTAGTACGCCTCGAGGTCGGCGCGCTCCATCTCGCCCGAGCGGATGCGCGCGGCGATGCCCTCGGGAATCGTCTCGGGGATGTCCGGCGCGTACGGCGTGCCGGTCTCATAGGTTTTCAAGATCTGCTTGCACGCATTCTTTCTAGCGTAGAACAGATTGGAGAGAAGCGTCACGTAATCGGGCGGCTTGACGAACGACATGGTACCCTCTCCCAAAATCACCTCCATCGAATCCCAGGCATATACCCGGCTCATGCACCACAGCTCCAGCTCGGACACGTTGACGACTGCGGAGTCTGCCGATACCAGCTTACCGAATGCGAAGCGCCCGTTGTATGCGGTATCGACGTATCCGGCGCTGCGCACTGCGGTCACGCCGTCGCGGTCGGCCTGCCCGCCCCACTCGCCAAGCTGCCCTTTGGCCTTGAATTTCGCCTCGGACAGCAACGCGATGTCCCACCGCTCGAAAGCGCTCCCCTCGCGCAAACGCATGTTCGCGAATCGAATCTGGACATGGAAGGCGCACCCGAACGGCTCCTCCCAGTGGCGCATCGCCGCATAGAGGTCGGTCGCGCACACGTTCTCGGCCATTGACTGTAGGACGGGGGGCAGCAGCCCCCGAAAATTGACGGGGCACATATGCCCGTTGATGTATGCGTGGTGCGCCGAGATCTCGTCAATCGAGTAGACATTAGATTGCACGATGCCGGAATAGCGCGCGCTTGTGAGCGTGTAACCGCCTCGGAAACAGGCCTTGCGCAGCGCGTACTGTGCATATGTCGGCGCGAGCTCCTCGGCGCACATGCGCTCGAAAGCGGCCTGTACCGAGATCGGCCTACCCTTGGCCCTGGGGATGCGGAGGCGTCCCGTTTCCATCTTTCCAGCCTGGCGCACGAGCGACGTTTTCGTAAGCACGCGCACGCCGAGCCACTCGGGGCGCAACCACTCGTTGGACTCGAGCAGATAGCGCAGATATGCGGGGATGACCTCGGTGTCGCGTCCAGCGTAAAAGTATTCATCATCGGTGAGCGGTGTCTCGGGCGTGCGGATCTTGGAATAGTCCCAATCGCCCTCGGCCTTGGGGAGTCCGGCGGCCTCGCCCATCTTCGCGAGGCCGCGCATCTCCAGATAGAAAGTGTCCCAGAAACGGAGCTTGACCGCGCCGTCGCGCACGATGTCCACGGTATAGGCGCTCGTCGCGCTCTGGGCGGACACCTCCATATCCCAGCGCTCGTTGAGGTCGTGCATGAGGGGTTGGAGGTCGAACATGAGGTTGTAGGCGCAGATGATCGGGATGAAGTGCTCGCGCTCGCCCCAGGCGATATATTCGTCAATACAATCTTGCATCTCGCCCTCGTGGCGATAAAAGCCGATGTGGCCCGCACCTGGCTCATAGGTGCGCAGGTCGCACCCGCGCAAGTCGTTGACGATGAACAGCACTGGATAGGCGCGCCACGTGTTCCCGGCGCGGTCGGTGCATATGTTGCACGTCTCGGTGTCGTAGCTTGCCGCCACCCGAAACTCCGGCCCCTTCGACTTGAATCCCATCCCCGCACCTTTTTTTCCTACCCGAACATTACAATCTTTGAGGCCCAGACTGCGGAGCCGGTCAGCTCCGCGTCGAAGTCCACCTCGCTATAGAAGGCCTCGTTCTCTGAGGTGAGCCCCTCGACGAGCGACGTCTGCGCTCCCGCCGATACCAGGCTGTCGAGCGCCTTCCCGTTGGCCCCGATAACGCGGTCGTAGGCCTCTGAGAGCGATGTCACGCCAAGCCCCTCCATGATCAGCCTGTTGCGCTCCTTGGGATCCTTCCCGCGCCAGAAACGGCGCGTCGCCGCGTAGAAGACCGATACGGCCTGCTTGCCGCTATCGCCGAGCGTGCTCGGGGCGCCCGAGCGCGCCAGGTTGATCTGGCGCTGGAATATGATGTTCGACCTCGCGGCGCGCGACCTGGCCTTGCGCGGCGCGGTCGTCATGCGGTCGAGGCGCTCTGCGGCCTTCTTGGTTCGCGTCTGCGCCTCGGCCACCTTATGCGCCTGTCTCGTCCCCTGGTACGAATGCGTAATCTGCTCGCGCACGCTCGCGATATAGTCGGCTCGCGCGCGTTTCTGCAACGTGCTCATGCCGCTCACGTCCTCGCGCTCCAGGCGTGCCAGCAGTCGCTTGGCGCGGCGTCGCGCGTTGTATACCTCGTCCGATGTCCTTTTCGCACGTGCCATAGGGCTCGACCTCCAAAATAAAGGCGGTGCGGCCTTGACCGCACCGCCTGATGTTAAAGCAACGGGAGCTGAGGGTTAAGTATTGATTAGACTAGCACGAGCGTCTTTCGGGTGTTGCCGTTGGGGAGCTTGCTGGATACGAGCTTCATCGGGACGATCTCGCCCCCGTCGAACAGGCCCGCGGCCATGAAGTTATCCGCGGCGTTGCGGACGCCCTCGGACTGGGAGAAATAGGCGGTGCCGTCCTCGCAAACGAGCGTGGTGTTGGTGCAGGGCATATCGGCGCCGTTCTTGTCGCGGGAGCGGCGGATGCCGGGCTTGGTGAACACGCCGATGACGTTGAGGGTCTTACCCTCATAGCCAGCCAGGGACTCGGCGTTGTTCATCGCGTTAACGACGAGCTTCTTGGTCTCGGTGTCGGTCGCCTTGATGCTGGAGTAGCTTGACGGGGTGTAGAGGTCGGTGCAGTTGTCCATAGGTGCGAGCTGAGTGTTTTCGTTAGTCATAGTTTGGTTTCCTTCCATTTGCGTAATTGACTGCGACTTTCAGAAAAAGACTGATCGGGATTGAATAGTAATCTGATTCGACTTCGACTTTAGTAATTGAGATGAACGGGTCGTCGAATCGTCTACGAAGCGTGTTAGTGGCCTTTACCGGATCGTCGTAACCGCCAATAAGGTCATACTCGAAATCGACCAACTTACCGTCGTCGAAAGTATTTCCAATGCAGTGACAGATACGAATCGTTCGACCTATAAGGCCGCGCGCTGCTTTATCGCTTCTCATATAAATGCACCCCCTTCCCGTTGCTGTCATGGACATTATAGAACGTGGACGCTTTGCGTGTCAACGGTAATTGCAATAATTTTTTCACTTATCGGCGCGTGCCGTCTGATACATAGCATTGCAGACGGTCGAGCGCATACCCGTACACGCCTGCGTAATCGTCTCCTCCATAGGTGGTGCCGTCATCGCATACCTCGTCCCAGTATCCGGCGTGCGCGACGTCCTGGGAGCGATAATAGACCTGCTTGTAATCACCGTCGGGCGTGATGTAGTACATCTGCACGCCGTCGACGGTCTGCCCCCAGATGCCCGCCATGCCGTTAACGGAATCGCCGTAGTCGGCAGACTGCACCCATTCGAGCCACCCACTCTCCTCAGTATGGACGCGGTAGCGCAGCGTGCCGCTATCAACCCATGCAATGAGCATGTCGTGAGTGCCGTATGGCACGCCTGCAAAGCCCTCGGAGTCGCTGTCGTTGAAGTTAGTGACGGCCTCATTCCATGTGCCATATCGGTTATGGAGCGCGTAATGGATGTTCACGCTCTTACCGGTGGACTTGGGGAAGGTCGCGCGAGTCGCGGATGCGGAGGGCTGATACGTTCCCCCGTTTCCATCGGTGGGCGCGATAGGCGCCACATAACCGGAACCGAGATATGCGGAAACGGCCTGCTTGAACTCGAACCACGTCTTGCCGTATGCGCGGAAATAACCGATCGGGTCGGTATGGTCGGAACCACCCCAGCGCCGAGCGGCCTCGTAATGAGACAGCAGGCGCGACGTGTCCCAACCGTGGGCGCGCAGCTCGTCACCCGCCCACTTGACGGCCTCGCCCCACTGTTTCGCGAAATCGGAGGCGTTAGTGGCGTGCGCGAGCTCAATACCGATCGTGTACCCGTTGCCGTTGCCGACATGCCAGCAAAGACGGTTCTCCGCAACTGTGTTGTACACGGTCGACCCGTCGAGTTCCATAACGTGATGTACGGCGTACGTGTCGTCACCGCGCCAATACAGCACATGGTTCCACGCGGACGCGCCGGGGTTCGCCGTCTCATGGATAACGAGGTACTGTGCGTTAAGGTAGCCGTGACCGTTGCTCACATAGGCATCTCGGGTCTGATACGCCTCCGCGCCGGTAGGCACCGAAAAGGCGACGACGAGAGCGAAGAAAAACGCGGCGAGTGCCGCGCCTTTCTTCCGCTCGATGCGGTTTGCATTCATGTTGCTAGACCTCCTTGTCGTTGAAATTGTCGAGCTTCTCAGCGAGCTTAGCCATGATCAGGCTGTTCTCCTCGATAGTCTTGCGAAGCTCCTCGATAGTCTTCGTGTTGCTGTAGTACATCATCACGAAAGCCGCGATAGGGAATGCCACGTTGCTCACCAGATCCGTAACCGTATTGACGTCCATTTTTTCATCACCTCTTTTTCCGACAGAAAAAGGGATCCGGCCCTTTGCCGAATCCCGTAAGCCCAACGATATTATATATATTATTTGCGACTATCCTTAACGGCAGCCCTTCTCGCATACTCGCGCCGAATACGGCAGATGACCTGATTGCAACGGCGCATCTCGCACAGATAGCGCTCGATGCGCCCGTCCTCGTCTGCCGAGCAATACGCGAGCGCGCGCAACTCCTGAAGATGCTGAAATCGTTGCACGGCTCCTTTCAGATATTTATACAAAGCCTCGTCAGTTATCCCGCAGTAGGAGATTACAGGCGCGACTAGAAGCGCACGCATGTCGTGTTTAAAAAAACTCTCATCATCCACCCTCTGCATACAGGCTTTATCGCTTTCGGATGCCGAAAGCCACGCCGAATCTACAACCGATACGCTATCGAGTACATTAGATAGAACCTCGGACATTTGCATCACTTCCTTTCACCTTGAATGACGGTTGTGATGATGACCGGATCCTTAGGGGTGATCGTCTTGCTCACGATGACCAGGGGCGCATACTCGCGACGTACTCCGCTGTAGAACTTAACCATCGAGCCGAGCGCACGATGCGGTCGCAGCGCGAGCATGAGCTTTGCGGAGTCGTAGTAGGTAATAAGGTTAGCGAACTCACGATTGTCGGGTCGGTATTTAAGCAAACCGTCCAGGACGTCGGTGCGGTCGAGATACGTGAGCTCGCGACCGTGGAGAGCGCGAAAGATCATACCCGGTTGATAAAGCCCCTCGACTCGGTGAAGAACGTAGCTGTTCGTCGCGTATACGACTTGTTTATGCACGCACACGCTATCGTATGGTGCATGCGTGCCCGGCTTGCACGTGGTCGCGCACAGTGCCCTCCACAGACTCTCGATTTCGGACTTGTTCATGACGATCCCTTCCCTCGTCTAGTTGAAACTTGATTATTATTTTAACGACTGTTGTTATAATTGCAAGTTGTTTTTTGTAACAATTAATGTTATTATATAACTTGTAAGGCAGGGAAGCGGAGAAAAGGAGCATTTCAGATGACCGATTTCAAGCAATTCAACGTCTGGTATTACGACTTCAATTGCAACGACAAGCGCGTGAAGACGTGCACTAGGATTGATGACGCACTCGCATTCGCTCGTATGCTCGTGCGCGATCGCGAGAAATTGCACGTTAGATTTTTGAGCCTGGAAAGTGTATACTGATTCTCGTGCACTCCCATACAGTCACGACCTGCTAGACGACTCGGACAGATCGCGACCTCCCGCAGTTGACCCGGCACGCATCCCGCGTCGACCTGGCGGCCGCCGAAGCGGTCCTCGCTCTGCGCGGGGAGTGTGCGGGAATGGAGCTCGTCGCCG